TCAACGGGTGCACATGCACCCATTAGGGGGGTCAAACCCCCCACCCGGAAACACACCCACAAGACATCCAAAGAACATGAAGGTACTTAGCATCTGACCTCACGGTCATAGCATTCCAACGTCGAATAGGAGGGGGATTCGTTCCCTAGATTAATTCGGCAAAATGCGGAAAACAGATGTATCTTTCAACAACATGTTCACGACAAGAAGCTAGTAACTAGGCTATCAACCCACAACCGTACGCAAAGAATGAAAACCCTTCATTGGGTTCAATAGATTTCTTGAGTGGTATGGTGTGTTGCTCGCTTATAGTCCGAGAAGACTCTCTAGACAAGCCCCGAAAGGGTCATGTCTACGGTGATAACAAAATCGCCCACCAGAGTTGCGCCACCCGTGGCGTTAGTGAGGACGGTCAAACAGATGAGACCTGGAGCATAATCCCGTAGGGGAGCTCCAGTAACCGCCGAGGCATCGGAAATTTCCTTTGCTTCTCGGTCCTGCTCATTCGAAGGAAGCCAGTTCCACATATGACACTCTTTGACATCTGAGACAACCCCAAAGGGTTTCTCAATGATGGCCTGATTCGTGGTTAAAGTCGTGGAAGGAGAAGTGGGATCAGGCCAATAGGCCGATCCCGCAGTCCCACCCACGGTATAAGCCGCGAGAGGAATGAATTCCACATTCAGTTTATGAATCGTCTGCCAATAGAAAGGTTTGACGATATTCGTATACTGAGTTGTAGAAATCGAACTCATAGAGTTACTAGACACAGTATTGGCATTTCCTAACCAGAAATTGGTAAGGAAATTGCCCGTAGTAGTGGCAGTAGTCATTGGAACAATAAATTTGAAGGTAAAGCGAGGCTTATAGGCGACACCAGTTCCGGGAATCGATAGACCAGAACCATACCCAACTTGGGTACGGTTCTTGTTCTTCTTCTTCCGCTTCTTCGGTTTCTGCCCGTAGCTCTCACCCAAATGGGTGAGAACCCTCGCAGTAGGGAAACTTAGCACATTCGATTGTGCTGGGATCCCTCCCCCCTTCTTCTTCATTGGCTGGGATCTCATAGATCCATTGATCATCTCCAACATCTGCCCGTTTGGCAGTATGGTGAAACTTTTGTTATTCTTGGTCATTGTATTGTAATTCTTTCTTCAACTTGAAGGATTCTTACAAGTCAGATTGGTATTCCTAATCTCTCGTTTCAAGCTACAGCTCTTTTGCTACCCTTGGAATTAACAATGACTAGTTTAAACGTCTTCTCGGACGTAAGGTCTGCTCTAGGTCCCATCTGAAAGGGACCAACACCTTCTCACACCTCTCCACGAGTTCAACTCCACGTCCAAATCATCTGAGAGAATTGGGTGTGTCTTATTCTTATTCAAGAAACGACGCCACCTTCTCCAGACATGGACGCGAGCTGAGGACTCAGATGATTCTTTAGTGAACCATCTTATGAGAGGCATGACCATGTTCTCAAAGCCACCTCCTCTACTGTAGGGATCAGGAATCTCCACATGAGTCTGACTACGGAAATCGAAATATTTCGACTGGGGGGGACCCACGATCTGGGTATCCGAGAAGTGAAGGCGAATTCGCCGACACAACTTAGGTACCAGTCTTTGGCAACAAGAAGTAATACGCGCATATTCTGTGCGCCTTCCTTCTCGAAAGCTAAAACTACCAGTTCGATGGGCCTCCATCCAGATCCGTTGCATTCTAGTGAATCTATGATCTACAGGAACCTCCATGCCCAGGCAACCGAGTTCTCTCGGTCCGTATGGGGAGCCAGGAAAGTCCTTAATATAGCGATGATATCGCTTAAGGAATAACCTCTCTCCACGTGCCTTCATTTTGGGGCCAGTGAGGGTCAGTTCAAAATCTTTCCACAGGGACGTTAACGTCTCCATAGGAAGAATCTCTCGACCAGTCCTGTCGTCACACGATAACAGACTGGCGGAATTCAGAAGTCCCACATTCGCAACTTGTACACGTTCCAGCCTTTTTAAAGACTGGCTGAAAACGAAGTACTGCGAATTGATCATAATGAAATTCCTAGCAAAATAATTCTTGCCAAGAGAGAACTTTAGACCCACACACGAGGTAACATGCTTCCACCTCTTATAGAGTTGGGGAGTAGCAGTAAAGGCGACATCGTCACCATTCACGATAAACTTCGAGTCAGGCCCTAGGGCCAGACGCGTAGCAGCACCGTTTATGATGCACAGAAGCGGAAACGAAAGAATGTTCCCCATCATCTGACCTCTCTTAACGTCAACCACATTTCCACCAGGTAAAGTAACCTGGAGGTTGTTAAATGACTGAATAGAGAGATCAATGAGGAACTGCTCGTACTTCTCCTGGAACCAATTCATGGTTCCCGGAAACTTAAATCGGGTTCTCTTAAAGAGAGCTCGAAGAGCAAATTCTGTAGCCCACAGATAAATATTATCCGTGGCAGCTTCATAGTCACCTGAAACATACTTCTCACCCTTCCTCAAAAGAGGGAGCAGTTGGATAGCGGCTTGAACATCCTGATGACCCACCAATTGATAGGTGTCGGTGCGCCTTAATGCGCTATGCCAACACTCTTGGATGGGTTTAAGGAGGTTTAGAGACCAAGATTGTCTCGTAATAATACGGACCTTCAAGGGCTCGAGCAGACCTACCGGAGCCGCCTGTTCTTTCAACAGGCCAGACTCCCTTCTAGCTTCGACGTCATAATGGCGAGAATACGCCTCTTCCATGAGTAATGCTATGATTTCATTCCAGGTCGACTTCGTGTAATTACGAAGCTTTCCTCCTGGTAACTTATCTAAGCGCTTCTCTAGAAGGTCTATTCTTGAAATTGTCTTGTATAAATCCCCACCTAAGTCGGCCCATTCCCCAAAAAGGAATTCTTCGGACAAACTAAATGGATCATCTTGTGAATGTATCTTCTTATTAAGAAGTTCACGAACATAAGACTGAACCCCCCCCTGTGATCGAGTGTTTTCAATACACGATGCAGTGGAGGGAGTAAAGGCCTTAGTAAAGTCAGCAATGAAGGTATTTCCCAAAGAGTCAATCTCTCGTTCAATAGCAGTTTCTAAACTGCGACGGAACGGAAACGACTCAGGGTCTTCCCTCGATAGCGACTCTCCATAGGCCCTAAGCTTTTCATCTACAAATTCCTTAGGAACTGCAGGGAATAATCTCTTAGAATAGACTAACGTCTGTGCTAGGTATATGATTCTTTTGCCAGAACGGCCACCTGAACCAAAGGTGTTGCGGAAGAAACTTCGGGACTGAGAGGACATGACACCATAGGGTGCGTCTAACATACCAGGTGGGAGGTCGTCATTAAAAGAGTAAGGTGCCCAAAAGGACACAAAATTCTTAATAAATTTGACAACTTCTCCAACGGTAGTAAGCGCATAAACCCTAATACAGGCGTCTACGTCCAACACAGAACCAAAGTTCCTTCCAAAAAGGGATAGTGTTTCCACCATCCCCTGGTCGCATTTCTTAAGAAATGCGACAGGGGTCAACAAACCGGAATGTCGAGGAGTTTTACCTTTCTCCATCGATATTCCTGGCGAGGATTCGTTGACCCGTTGTGCCCCCTCCAAGGGGCGCCGGTGTTGACGAGTCTTTCGGACTCGACCGCTGCTCTCACCAGTAGCGCGGATATCTTGATTAATATTTTTAGTCATG